CACGGAACTACCCTCCGCTACTCAGGCATAAGGCAACCTTCGGGGTATAACTCGGGCCGGCGCGTCCGCGCCGCCACCCCTATCCAAGTAAAGCAATAAAACAAGGAACGGTCTCACATCCACGTGCCAGCGGCACTCTGTGTTGCGACGCCTGCCCGCCGAAGCAGACGTCGAGGCACGTGGACCCTGCTAGCTCTGTGTCAACCAACAGGCATTCAATGCGGCCTAAACCGCGTGACCCAAAAGGGCCCGGCTCATGCATGTCCCGCACATTAATTAATACGTTAACCTGGCACTACGGCTCAACCCAGCCACGAAGCCGGGAAATAAGCCGCGAGATCTGCTCCGTGCCGGTCATGAAGTGGCTGCGCGCAAGCAGCGGCCCACTCCAAGTCAGAGAAATTTCCACAAGAGACTCTGGCAAGCTCCTTCCACTCCTCGGAGCCCGTGCCATCAAACTCAGGGAACTTTATGTTGCTCATGACGAATGTTTTGTGCTCCGGCAACTCACCAGTCATCATCAGGTAATGCTCTCGCACCTTCTCGTCCGCAACTTGTTTGCCACCCTGGTTGCTCTCGTACATGGCCTTCAAGAAAGCGTAAAATGGTTCGACGCGCGTAAAATCCTCCGCCAAAGTGGCTGCAAAGACCCTGTTGCAAGTCTTGAGCTCCTGGGGCGTGACCGCGCTCGTAGTCCACTGCTTGGTGGTCAACAAGCGCTTCATCTCCGGACAACAAACATACTCGTCGCCATCCTTCACGGCGACGCCGTCCTTGATGAGCACGTCGTAGCCCACCACTCTGGCATAGTCATAGCCTTGAGTGGCCTTCCAAGACAGTTTGGGCTTCCAACCCCAGCGGTAGAAAAAGTCATCCGCCACGCTTTCCGTCGAACCCTCACGATAAGGCAACCACACGCAGGACTCCTCCAATCGCCCCAACGTGTCGTCGCCTTCAAAGACGAGCATCGCCAGATACTTCTGGCCGTCCCTCGCAGAAACATAAAACATCTTCTCGCCGTGAGTCCGCAACAACGACTCAATAGACTTGCTGATCGTCCCCGGCTCCGCCAAGAACGCCGTCCAAGCGATGAAGTTCTGCAAGAAATTGCCCGAACTGGTGAGGCGATCGCCGCTCTCGCGCATTGCCGTCGGCAATATCAAGCGGAACGATCTTTTCTCCCCACACTCGTCTTTGTAGCGCATGGACCACACGCAAGATCTCGTCCTGTCATTCACCACACGCTCAAACAACAAGGATCCAACATCTTCGATCCCGATAATAGAAGCAATGTGACGAAGAATCGTGCATTCGAGTTCCTTCAAGGTCTCCGAAATACCAAACTCGAAGGCCGTGAGGTCGTTCTCAACCCACCGTCCATTCTTCATGCCACTCAAAGCACCCGCGATGTCCGAAATCGCATCTTTCTTCTTACGGTGCTTGATCGACATTTTGTTGAAACGGTGGAAGATTACGTTCTCGTAAACCCACGCAACTTTCGCGAGGGCGCACAGACGGATCTCTTTGTGGTTGGCAATCGGCCTCGGCTTGGGCTTAGCTGAGACCTCTGCCTTGACGAAAGCATCGATGAATTTGCTGTAGGACAAACCGTCGCCATCTGCGGCGTTCATCGCGTCAAGCTGCCATTGCATCTTCTGCTCTTCTGACAACTTGCGTGGCAACGCGGTCCTAGTCAGCGACTCATAACCCATCAAAGCCTTCTCACACTCGCGCTTCGTGAACACTTGCTCGCAAAGCAATTTCACGACCTCATCGCGTGCCTTCGCCTCTTTCTCACTTGGGCTGTGCACACCAACGCCATTGTTACGCAGCGTGTTGGCGGCCTCAAGACAACGCGGGTCGTTGTTGAAGCAATACGCTTCCTTCTCCGACATGCTGGGAAAGCGGGCCTGCGCCACTCGCGCGCCGACCTCCGCTCCCTCAGCTTGACCAGCCGTGCTCGCCGTGCCCGGGGCCTCCACCACCATGCTCTTTATAGTGGTGCCGTCACGGCAAGCCGCTTGCTGCGAATTAATTCGTTCAGCAGTCTCAGCCAAGTCAACCTTGCTGCCATCATCACCATCGGCAGCATCCGAGCCATCATCGCCCGGTTCACCCCCACCTTCCAAAATGGTCATAGCGGGGTCGTCCTTCACGCGCCTCCAAGACTGGCTGCGTGGTCCCGAACAGCAACACGACTCCGCGATGCGCATGAGCAAACACGGAGCTTCGAAACTCTCTTCTTCAACGATGGCCTCCAAACCGGCCGTCAAAAGAGCGTTCGCGCGTCTGCCGTCCCGTTCGGCGGACAACAAATTCACAAGCTGCAGATCTGCATTGGCAGGTTTCATGCCCCACAGCGTATTGGCACGACACTTCGCGGCTAGCGCGCGAGCGTCGGCAACAAGCCGGGCCGGAAGGTAGATCGTATGGCTTTTCGACCTCGGCAAGACACCCCATTCGCCGCAACGAGCGCAGGACTCGGGGATCACCATCTTCCGGTAAACACAATCTTTGCCAACTGGGACGGACAGGTCCGCAAGCTCGTCCGCATGGCACGCAGAACACAACGTAGGACGACGGTGCCCAAACATTATGCCCACACGCACACACGAACGCCCCAAATGTAGCCCGCGCCAATCAAATGGCACGCCTCCGTGGGGTTGGAGGATCTTGGTTGGTTCAAAGCGACACAGATTCACCTTGAGCCAAAA